AAAACTTAAGAACTTGCAGCTGAACTTAAAAAAGGAATTAAAGATTTAGAAGAATATACTGGAGCTAAAGGTGAAAAAATTTACGTACCATTATTGCAATATTATAAAGGTAAACCTACAGGTTACATGGTTGATAAACATTCTCCTGAATTTTACGATAAACGTAAAAAAGCTAGAGCTGCAGGAGATGTTGCTTGGTTTAGAGAAAATGCTGACTTTGATGAAGTTAGATATAATGAAGCTTTAAAACGTTATGAAGAGATGCTAAAGTTTACTTATAATTCAAACTTAACTAGGTTAAAAGAATTTTTAAAAGACCAAGGTACTTATGCTGCAAGTAAAATTGACGGTATTGCTGAAAAACTTCAAAAAAGAAATGATGATCTTAACCTTAAAAAATGGAAAGAACAAAACAATAATATTGTAATCTTTAACAAACCTAAAGATAAATGGATTGATCCTAAATGGAGAGACATTAAAGAAGGTAAGTATAAAGGTACACCTGTAGAAAAATTCTATGACTTGTACACAAGAACTATGGAAGGTATTGAAAATGAAGTGTTATTACCTTTTGATATTCGTAGTAACTTTATTGCTGACTTTAGAAAATCATTTTTAGATAGAGTTATCAATAATGGTATGGGTAATATGAAACTTGGTAGGTCTCTTGTAGAAAGTTTATCTATACCTGTAGACGAAGCTGAGGTTAATAAAGTAGATCCTTTTACTGGAGAATTTATTAGAAAGATTCCTATTGCTGGTAGAAAAGTATTATCAGCACAAGAAAGAGAAGAATTCAATGAAAAAGAAAAGTCTTATGATTTAGGTAATTCATTAGCTGTATTTGTTGAATCTGCATATAGATACAAAGAACTTTTAGAACTTGAAAAAATAGCTCAAGTTGCTAGAGATATGTTAATGGATCAAAAAGAACAGATATTAAACCTTAAAGGTGAACAAGCTAAAGGAGGATTTAACGTTGTTAAATTATCTAAAGGACTTGATAATACTGTAAGTCAATTTAATGATTTTATTAACTTTGCTCTGTACGGTAAAACTGAAGATAAAGAACAAGCTTTTGAATTAAAAGGTAATACGTTTACTGAACAAATAGGAGTATTAGCTAAAGGTGATTCTGCTATGATTTCATGGTCTAAAGTATTAGATGTATTGTTAAAATATACAGGATTAAATAACTTAGGGTTTAACTTATATGCACCAGTAACCAACTTATTAGGTGGTAAAACAATGCAATTGTTAACAGGTGTAGGAAATAAATGGTACAGTACTGCAGATTACGGTTTTGCTACAGCTGTAGTAACTGCAGGTCCATTTAGTAAATCATCTAAAGACATTGAAAAAGGAAATTTATTCCTTAGAATGTTTAGTACTTATGCTGGTGAAGCTTTACAAGAAGAGTTTACAAGTTTAAAAAGTGGTAGTGAATTGTATCAAAAAACTCCAAAACCATTTTCTGCAATGCAATGGTCTGAAGAACATTTGCACAATGCTGGTCTATTAGCCTTAATCAAATCAAATAAACATCAAATAAAATGGGATGAATGGGAAGTAGAAAAAGGTAAACTTGTATATAAAGGTAAAGAAAAAATGACCGATAATATTAAAGAAGCCTTTAGACAAAAAGCAATTCACGTTAATGGTAGAGCAATTGGTAACATGAATCCTGATGATAGAATAGCTTTAAAAAAATACTTTTTAGGAAGAGCTGTAATTCAACACAGGGGATGGATTCCTGCTATGTTAGAAGCACATCTATCTGACAGAAAATATGATTACATGTTACAAGACTACGTAGAAGGTAGATTTAATTCTCTATTTACATTTATAGCTAAAAAGTCATTAAATTGGAATTCATTAGATGAAATAGAAAAAGCAAATCTTAAAGAACTTTTAGCTGAAACATTTGCTATTGGTGGTGCTTATTTAATTTACTTAGCTATTAAAGGAGCTGGAGAAGATGATCCAGAAAAGAAAAAACAATTAGCTTATTTCTTAAAAATATCTGATAGATATTTAGCTGAATTGACTTTCTTTTCTCCATTTGAAATAGAAAGTAAATATAAAATCTTAATCTCACCTGCACCTACTATTGGTACAATTGAATCTTGGATGAAGCTTACTACTGACTTAGGTAAATTAATTATTGCTAATGATGAAGAAGCCGAAAAACTTTACAAAAAATTAGGCAAAAGAGTAATAAGAGTAACACCATCTTTTTCTCAACCAGCAAGGTTTATCGATGAAGTAGTAATTAGATCAACAGAAGAATAAAGGGGATTATTCCCCTTCTAATCTTCCTGTTGCATGTTGAGCTTTTTTGATTTTGAGTAAATTTATCTTGTGGCCAGGATGTAGCTTTTTTAATAAAGCAGCTACACTTTCCTTTCTTTTAGTTTCTACTATTTTAAAACATATGTCTTGAATTTCATCTTTAATAACAAAATATTTTACACTAAATCTTTTCATATCATTATTTCGTCTATGCAAATAAATCCGTGGTAATAATCGTCCTTACTTAAATCCCATTGGTTAGTGTCTAAATGGAATTGAATTTCCATTCTAATTTTGTCTAATTTCATCTTAGCATAATACAACCATCTTTGTGGTATCTGGTAAACTGTACATTGATAGTCATTAATTGGTATTAAATATACTTCTACGTTATATTCAAGATATTTTGATTTTAATGCTTGTCTATAAAACTCCATCTGTAGCAGATAATCATAGTACACAACATCAGATAAAAATCCAGTAAATCTACTTAAATACGGATTACCTTCTCTTGTTAACTGTCTGCTATATACAGGTTTAGAAGTTGTCTTTAAGTCAATTAATTTAATAACTTTATTTTCATGATCGAAGATAACTCTGTCTAGCATAGACTTAGAATCTAAATTTCTCCATTGCCAGAAAATCTGTAACTCATTTTTAGCTTCAATTGTTGGATTAACATTAAACAAAAATGAATTAGCACCTTTATGAGCATGAAGACGATTTTTGTATTCTAAAGCTTTAATATATTCTGTTGAATCAACTGCTATTTTACCTTTAGAATTTACCAAGAAATCATAATACGGTTTACCTTGTGTTTCAAAATCTTTTTTAATCGTCTCCAATTTCTTTTGTTTGAATTCTACCTGGTTATAGCATCTTTCCCAAATCTCATCTTTGTCTGCAAATTCATCCCATAAACAATGTTGAAATAATGCATCACATAGTTCACCCATTTTACCTGTAGGTTTTGTTACAGATGCTATTGCATATTTATCTTTGACTATCTCTGGACTTAGTACAAGATCATGTACTAAGGTTCCAAAAGATAATGCTTCTGTTTTTCTAGACTCAGCTCTACCTAATACTATATCATTGTATAGTCTAGGACTTGTTTCAAACGTTTTTAAAGCAGATGCCGATACTGCTGGTTTTTCTCTGTAATCCATTTTTAGTTAATTAAAATACATATCTTATTTTATTCCAAGGTATTATCTCATCATGAAGGTTAACAAAAGATTGTATAAATCCACGTTTTAAATCATGTCTATATCTTATGTTTTCACCTCCATATTGTGATATTTTGTTTTCTTGTATTGTTGGTACCCATAAATACTCCTCTTCACCTGCTAGGTTATTTCTTAGATTATACCTATGCTTACCTTCATTATGTGTAAGGAATATAACTTCTGCTTTAACTACATCTTTGTAATCAACGTAATCGTTAACCATTGTAAATAAATTTCTATACTGCTCTAACCAGTCACCAGCAACTATTACTGGACTGAAGTTAATATGTACATCGTAACCTGCATCTACAAAAGCATCGATAGCTTTAATCCTATCAATAATTTTAGATGTATTAGGTTCTAATTTATCAGACATTGATTGTGGCATTAAACTAAATCTGATCCTAATTTTATTCTCAGGATTGTAGTTTATAAGATTTACGTTAACGTATTTAGTAGCAAAGCTACCCATAGCTATAGGGTGTTGTTTAAAGAAGTCAAATATCTCTTCCCATCTGTGGTATTTAGCATGTAAAGCAAAATCCTCATTACAAGAAATATCGTAGGTAGTGTACCTTTCATGAGTTTGATTTGGTTTATCTACAACAGTAAAATAAGCATGATTATTTATAGCTGTTAAAATATCACCTGTGTTTTTAGCTATTGTTAATCCGTCATATTTATTTCTTTTCATATAACAATATGAACAGTTAAATAAACAACCGTGACCAAAAGATGGACTAATGAAATCTGTGCTACGGCCACTTGGCCGTATAAGCATAGATTTTCTATTTACTTTTTCAATTAAATTACTCATTTCTGCCAGAACTCGTTTATTGAACAATCCACGACAACAGGTACGTCTTTTAAAACTTTTTTAGCTGCATTTACCATAAGTTCATCTAGTTTGAGTTTCCACTTATCTGCTTGATCCTCAGCACATTCTGTTTGTATCTCATCATAAACTGCCAAAATTATTTTAACATCCCATTGATTGTCATAGATTTCTTGTTGTACATCTATCAAAGCTTGTTTGATAATATCACCATTGGTACCTTGAATAGGACTATTTTTAGATGCCCTTTCAATTTCACCCATAATTTTAAAGTCATCTTGTTCAACTGCATAATCCCATTTCTCAAACCATCTAATCCTGCTATAGGGTTTAGAGGTTTTAATGAAACCACGTTTTTTACCAAGTTCACCAAGACCTGTTAGAAATTTTTCTACTTTAGGCACAGCTTTAAAGAATTTGTCAATAATACTTTTAGCATCTTTCACTGGAATTTCCATTGTATCTGCTAATTTAAATTCTGACATACCGTAAGCTAAACCAAAGTTAATAGTCTTCTGCACATCTCTGTAAGTAACCCCTTTCTTAAATGGTGTTTCTTTCTTAACATCTGTAATAGGAATATCAAATGTCATAGCACAGAGAACAGAATGTAAATCTTTACCTTCTTTAAAAGCATCTAACCAAACTTCATCTTTACTAAATTCAGCTATGATTCTTAGTTCCATACCTGAAAAGTCACCACCAACTATTTTGTATCCTTTTTCAGGAATAAAACAGCTCCTAATGACCTTAGCAAGATCACCTTTAGAAGGTATTTGATTTAGATTAGGCTCTGATACAGAAATCCTACCAGTAGATAAGATCTGCCAAATAGTAGGATGAATTCTACCGTCTACTCCTACAAAGGTTAAAAAGTTTTTACCAAATGCAGATTGTAGTTTCTTGAACTTATTAAAATCAATTAGAGTTTTAATTAGCTCATGTTTAGATTTTATTCTTTGTAGTTCTCTATCTCCTACAGATTCTAGAGTAGGTTCAATTGCTCTGCAAATATTTAGTTTTTGTTGATTACTGGCCCAGTTAATATCTAGTCCTTCCTCATACCCAAACATTTGCATCTGAGTATATTTAGGTCTGAACTTGGTGAACAGATTATCCGTTTGTATAATAAAGTCCAGACTTTTATTTAATTTGTCGGACTCTACGTCTACGGTTTCAATTACAGTTTTCCATTTATCTACATCCAACTTAACGCCATGAAATTCCATTAAGGTAAATACTTTCACTACCTCATTTTCTAAATTCATAATGTTAAGTAAATCAAGTTCTTTTAGTTTAAAGAACTGCTCCTTCATTACGTCTTCTAAATACACTACATCATCTGCAGCATATTTAATTACTCTTGAAGTCATTCCTATTCTAACTATTTCTCCTCTTACAGTTTTGTCCAACTTAACATTACAATATTTCCATACTATATCGTCAAGACCTAGATTTCTGTTTTCCAGTCCTGTAGTCAAAATACATTCTGCTAAAAATGTATCATAGACATTCATCTTCCAAATATCTATGCCGTGTTTAAGTAAGAACCTACCGTCAAATTTAAAATTCTGTAGAATCCATATCTTATCAGGATCTTCAAAATATTGCTTAAACAAGTTAATAGGATAAGATGCTGCATCTACTACATATTGATTATGATAGTCACCAAACTGATAACATAATAAATCAGTTTTGTATACATCAAAACCCGTAGTCTCAGTATCAAATCCTATTACTTGTTTTTTGTCCAAGAAGTCAAATACTAAATCTGATTCTGCAATAGTAATGTTAGGAATGTTAAATAGTTGCTTGTTTTTACTGATGTAATAAATCATTACGTTTAATTAGTCTTTTAAGTTTTGTCACATAGTCCTTATCTGAAGCATATATTTCAGTCAGTAAATTGAAATATTGCTCCTCATCAGTTATAAAAAAAGCATTTTGAATTTGCCATGATTTATAATCCCTGATACAATCTTCGATACTTGCAAATTTAGCATAATTTCCGTAATCATGGTAATTTATTGCAAAAGAATATCTCTGAGCAGGCACTTTCATACCTAAAATATTTTTAGATTTTTTGGCCAGGTCAGAATTATGCTGAATGCTACTTTCCAATTGTGCTTGTGCTAAGACGATATGTGAAAACTTAATTTTATGTTTATCAAGATAATCTGATACACAATTAAAATTTAAATTCGTGTCTACTATACATGGTTCTTGTTGTACGGCTATCTTGTTTTGTTCTCTTGTAGTAATCACATTTCCAAATAAGACCCCTAAGGAAAACGTCATCAAAACTATCAAAATATCTCTTATCCAATTTTTCATAAGCTGTTTTTATTATAATGTTTCTATTAATACTATTACCCATAGAGTCACAACCTAAGTCATAAAATCTTTTTGCAGGCATTGGTCCTACAGTATTTAGTATTAATCTAATGTCAATGCTACAATCTTTTAATACCTCTTCTTTATATTTATTCGGTACTAAAAAATAATGCCAAAAGTCTAAACCATCTATCTTAGGTAAACCTGTTTTATCTGATATGTAATCCTCTAAATCTGAGAATGTAATATCATATGGAAGCAGTAGTCTATCTACTGCCTCCACATAACTTTTAAAAAGTTTTGTTGATTTACTCATACTAAAAAGGTAATTTAGGTTCTTCTTGTTCTTTAAGCCTATCTACTAAACAAGCTTCTAATAGTACAAAGTAATTGATGCAATCACCTATTTTCTCATCAATTGTTTCCCTATTAGGAAACTTTCCTTGTTGAGTTGCATTGATAATATCTGTTACAGATACTAAATGCTTTAAAAGAAAACCCCATAAAGCTTTTTCTCTAGATTGATTAGACATCCTTGAAGCAACATTGAAATTATGAAGTCTATCCTCATTACCTTTTGCATATTCTCTGGCTTTGATTGATAAAACCTCTTCTATTTTTTGTAATCTAGCATGTAATACTAAATCAAATTCTGATGTGTTCATACTTTTAATTTTAATTGTCTTAATTCTTGAATTTCTTTACGATTATCTTTATAAAACCTGAAGACTAATTTTCTATCTTCAAAAGTCTTTACAGGTATATAGAGTGGTGCAGAACCTGGTCTAGTTACATATAAAGGATCGTCATCTACTAATACTCCTTCAGATACCATTATGTCGGTTAATATTTTATCCCAAACATAACCTACATTATTCATGTCCATTAATCTATGCTCATACATAGCATGAACTTCTGATTCAATGTAAACTGGATAATCTATCTTTTTCATCTTCTTTACGTAAGGTGTAAGATATTCTGTAAGAAAATTTTTAATAGCCATTCTCTGAAATGGTTTACCCACATAAAATATTTGGGCATTAATTGGTAAAGTTCCTGGTTTACCTGCTGTTCTTGTATTAGCTACTACTCTTTCTCCATTTTTATCTACATAATAATCTTCTAAATCTATACTATATCCCTTTTTCTCTAGTGTTTTAGGTAGTTTATTAACTCTTCCTCTACCTGGTACACTAGAATAATATTTAGGACGTTTAGCTTTAGATGTTATAGCAGATATAGGATACTCTGGTAATTCTAATTCAAACATCAATTCTTTTTCTTTAATCATTTTCTTCGTCTTTATTTACATCTCTATCTATTTCATAAGATAAACCAGTCATTTTTAATTTAAATTTTTCTAATAAATAATCTAATTCTTCTCTAAAGTTTTTCTCAAACTTATTAAATACATATTGATGATGTTCTTCAGTAGAACAGTAGTCTTTATAATGTTTAGCATCTCTAAGTCTTATATTAACATAATTATCAGCTCCTGATGCAAGAAAACTTCTAAAACTAATACTGTTTTTATAGGTATTAAATCTAATTTGAGGATCATAATAATTATTAAATAACTCAGCTAAATATAACTCATTACCTTCCCAATTAGCATTAACCATCATTTCCATAGCCATGGTCACATTGTTATTATTTCTAGATCCAAATAACTCAGACAAAGATTTAAAAATATCTACATTACCTTCATATTTATATAATGTTTTATAAACATCTGATATATAAACAAATTTAGCTGTAATGTTTGTAGTAAGAATATTTTGTAATTCTGCTAAAAAATCATTAAATGGAGTTGCATTTTTATGGTAAATTCTATAATCATATGTAGAATCATTACTATAAGTATTATAAGGAATTTTATGTGCTTTTTTAAGATAGTCATCTAGTATAATTAAATCAGCTTTAGATGCAGACCTAGTAATTTTAAATCCTGCTTCTCTTAATTTAGTTTGAGATATACTTTTAGATAAGCAATAAACTGTTTCTGTCTTTTTTATGTCATAGTCTTTTGACATTAAAGAATCAAAGAAATAATCGGTATAATGTTTATCATAATAATGATACCATTTTTGTTCCTCTTGTAAAGGAACTTTTAATTCTGTTAAATCTGTCATTTTAATGAAATTTGAAAATCGTTTAAATTAAATTTTGATGTATTTAAATAGTTAAGAAAATAATCTTTTATCTGATCATTAAATTTCCATTGAACATGTTGTACTATCTTTTCTTTAACATCAGGATCTGTAATAATATCTAAACAAGAATCTATTTTATCTAATGTTGTTCTAATATATATTCCTTTATTAGCAAAATAATTTTTAACTAAATCTTTACTATCGTATCTAGTTAAATTCTGACTTTGTTCTAAATATAAATAACATACCCATTGCCAATTTTGATATAAATCTGAATTAGCTATCATGTTATAAGCTATTGTTTGATTATCGGTATTACCTGAATCAATAAGTTCTTTTAATGTGGTATAATTGTCTTTATCTATAACAAACCCATTATTTAAACTTTCATTGAGAACATCTTGATTGATATAGATTACAGGTTGATTTTTTAATTTAAAATCTAATACCTGTTCTATTGCATCTCTTTCTTCTCCTTTTAACATATTCACCGAATATACTACTTCATCATTCTCATTTTGAGTAATGAGGTCATATTGTTGGTTATAATGTTGAGGAAAATTAGTAACAGGAATATGTTTGATTATACAATAATCAGCTTTTTCTTTTTTGATTACCCTGGAAATATTCTTTCCAAGGTAATCAGTTACTAATCTAGGTACAGTTGTATTCTTTAAAAAGAATATATTCTTATCGTTATCAATACTTGTATTATAAATAGAAAATATTCTTGTTAATTCGTCTTTAAGGTCTTGGTCTATATAAGTACCTGAACCTATTTTAATAATTCTCATTATTGCATCATGTATTTTAAGAATCTTGGGTCACCTGCTAAAATACTAGCAAATTGATTACCACAAGAAATTGTTTGTTTAACCATTAAGAATTTTTGATCTACTGAAAAAGATGGATGTAATACTAACTCTAGATATTGTTTAATGTTATCTTTAGACAATTCTTTGCTATGATGTCTAACATAGTTAAATAATCTAGTAGTCAAGATAGCTGCAGTTGCTGCTCTCCAGTTTTCAGAATCATTTTCAGAATCTCCACAAGCCATTGTTAATTGAGTTTTAGCTGTTTGCAAATCATACTCTTTTAATAACTTATAAACTGATGGTAATTTATCAAGCTTCTTGTTAATGAAATTAATTAACTGACTTGTAATATGTTTACCAACTGAAATATCACCGAATAAAGCAATCTTATCTAGATTGTTCTCAAAATCATCTATTGTAGAAACTAGACTAAAGAATTTATCCATCATTCTTGGAGTTACGTTACCACTAGCACTAATGCCTTGGTCTTTTCTCTGCTCCAATAATTCTGGTGCCCATAATACAAAATTAATTAATCTCTCATCTAGATTAATTTTTTCTGCACGTTCAGCCCAATCTTTAGCATCCCATACCATATTGATTCTCATCATACGATCTTGTTGAGCTTTATCCATTGATGCTACATTATATTCACCATCATCAGGATTCTCAGTTAAGATAATTTGAATCTTCTTAGGTTTCAAATCCCAACCTACCATTGTTTGCTCATTAATCAATTCCATTACAGCTTGACTAAATAAAGTATTAGAACGGCTATAGTCATCCAATAATAAGATACCGTTATCTTTTAAGTTAACAATCCAATCTGGAGGACATGGTACAGTTCTAGTCTTATTTGTATACTGAAATCCTGCATCAGTAGCTTTAGGTAATAAATTCTCAGTAACCCATCTAATTTGAGTTCCTTTGATCACCTCATACTCCTTACTGTAATAGCCGATTAATTCTGATGGCTCTGTTAACTGAGCTAAATTCAATTTATAAAAATCTCTATTTAATTCTTTTGCTAATTCTCTACAAATAGTAGTTTTACCTAAACCAGGTGTACCTACTAAACTTAATGAAATAGGAACTCCTCCTGTTTCCATAATCTTGTCGTTAGCATTGATTAAATCTTTTAAAATACTTAATGTTTCGTTTGGTGAATACGTTGTTACTTTTTCCATAATTTTTATTTTGTTAATAATCCTGATTTATTATATTTCTTTTCTAACTCTAAAATCTCTTTTGGACTCATATTATTTGCCCTATTTAAAAGCTCTTCTCCAGTTACATACCAGTTACGTGAAGCAAGGTATTTTTCTTCAGCTTCTTTGAGTTTTGCTCTATATTTTTTCTCAAAATGAAGCTCTTTAGGATATACCTTTAGGTAATTTTCAATCATAGTTTTAGCTATTTGAATAGATGTTCTATCTCCATCTAAAAAAGAAAGTATTTCTTTTTTCTGTTGTGCAGTCATTTTAGGTAACTGCTTTCTTTTTTCTTTTAATTCTTCTTTTGTCATGTTTTTGGTATTTTAATCCATTGTGCATGGTCTTTAATTGCTTTTTCATCACCGTTAGATGATATTACCCATAAAAGTTTCTTGTAACATGGTGGTGGTGTTTCAGCATGACCGTCTGTGAATACTATACAACTATGATATTTAGAGTCGTTATAATAATCTACAGCTGCTGTAAATGAAGTTCCACCACATCTTGTTCTTGGAAACTCATTGTTACCTTTGTACTTAACTATATCAGAAACTTGTGTATCAAATGCTCGGATTTCTATATTTGTCTTTTTTTGCAAGTGATAAATTTCATTCAAGAAGTCATATAATTCAGCCTCACTAACTGAACCTGATTCATCTATAAGTACAAGCATTTTAGATAAAGGTTTTAATACAGTCTTAGGTTGACCTGGAAATCTTTGATTTTCCTTAACCTTGCTTGTTCTAAGAAAGAACTTATCAGAATTACCTACAAAGTTTCTAATATATTTTTTGTAGTTAAATGCTGGTTTAGGTTTAACAAAGTTTTTAACTAAGCTTTCTATTTCAGAAGGTACACTACCTTGACTTTTTCTAAGTTCTTCAGTAATACTTTCAATAGTACTTTCAATCTGTGTTTTAATAGCTTGTTTTTCTGGCTCCGTTAAAGAATCTACAGTATTACCATCTTTATCTACAATTACCCAACTATGCTCTGCTTGTTCAGAAATTCCTAATTCTTGTTTCTGTTCTTCAGATAGTTTATTTAATTGATGATAATAATGATGTCTACCCTTTTTAGGAGACAAATCTAAATTAGGATGTTGTTCTTGAAGGTCTTTCAAAAATACACCCCATGAAGGTAAATGTTTAGGATCAATATATTGATTAATCTCTGCATCACAAGCTATGTTATCTAGTTTATGATTAGGATAAGAATCCATACTGATCAAATGAAACATACAAAGATGCAATGCTTCATGTTTGAGTACACCGTATTTTACCTCATCTGAATATTTAAACCATTCATCTGGATTTATTAATAGTGAAAAATCCATTGTTGATTTATTTACAGATACGGCAGCTAAAGGTACATCCTTTGTTTCTTTCTTTTCTATAGTTGTTAAGAACAAACCATAGAAAATGTCATTAATCAGAATCTTTTTAGTTATTCTGTTAAGATCTAAAATTAAATTATTTGTCATTTTAGTTTATCATGTTTTAAAAATAGAAAATAAAAAAGGGGTTAAATTAACCCCTTTAATATTTCCTGTGTTTTTAAATCTCCGAATCTTCGATAATAATCTGATATGTCTTTCTCGTCTGGAACGTAAAAGTGTTCTAACGGATATATCTTTTGAACCTCTTCTGTAGCTCTTATTCCTGCTTTGTCATTGTCAAAATTTATTATTACACGTTTATATCGTTCTTGTAATAGTGGAATTTTATCTTTCCAATTTGATAGACTCTCAGAATGTGGTGCCACGGCATTGATTCCATATTTCCTGAACACCATTACATCTTTTAGAGATTTTGTAATTAGTAATAGCTCTCCGACCCAATCTAATTGATCATAACCTTGTAGATCCTCATGGGATGTATTACTGACAAATCTGTACTCAGATGCTTTATAATGATACAACTTCCACCGTCCATTAAAATAATAACCTAGCACTGGATTATAAGTGTTATATGCATATTTCATCAATCCATCAACCCAATAATGTGACAAACTATATACATTGTATAATCTACATAATTCAGAGGTTATACCAAATGATTTGAGATATTTAATATCTTCTTCAGTAAACTTTTGTATCTTTACTTGGATGTCTTTGTATTCCTTGGTCTTTTTTTGTCTGTCTACCTTTACAATATATGTTTCCGATTTTTGACCCCCCAAAAATGCATCATAGACTTCATCAAGAGCTTTACTAAAAGTAATTTTCTTTATTTCCATCAAGATGCTCACACATGTATAAGATTTATTTAACGCAAAATCCTTAAAAAACAATACACCATTATACCAATAGAAAGAACAATCAGCTTTATTATCCTGTCTTAAAGGATTTGTGAACTTTCTATTTAACTCACAGAATCCCAAATAGAGAAAATAAACATCTTCTTGATTTACTCTGTCGAATAACCAATCAAACGTTATTTTCTCTGGTTTACTTGGGAGACTAAACATAATTAATTAGAATGGAAGATCATCAGAAACTCCTTCACTAGTTACATCAGTAGGTTGTACTACTTCTTTAACTAACTGAGGTGTTTCATTAGCTGATACTCTAAGATCATTAGAATTTCTACCGATAAAACCTAGATACTTAGTAAATACTAAATTACCTTTTTTGTTATAAAGCAACTTGATAGCTACTTTCTTACCTTCTGTTTTATCAGCAAATAGTTTTACTACTCCTTCACAGAATTCTTGATAATCTCTACCTGATAATACAGCTTCATCTTCTGTCATGAATTTAGTAGCAATATGCTTAATTCTCTTAGACATGCTTTCTGCTGATTTTGCAGGATCTGCAGCTTGGTCACCAATAGGCCATTCTAAATGTCTGAATACTTCACCTCTTTCACCTCTGAAATTAAAGATAAGAACTTTATCTCCTGTTCCATCTTTTCTTGGTGATTCGAATACTACTGATTCTAATTCTACATTGTTGTGAATTCCTGATTCAAACTGCTTACTTGCTGCTGATTCTGCTTGTGTTTCTTTGTTAAATCCGTACATGATTTTTTAAATTAAAATGTTGAATAATTACTTACTGGAATTTCTGTCATTGCTTCTGCATCATCTACTAAGATGTACTTAGCATTACCTTTACGTTTAATAGTTACTTTAAGGCCTAAGTCTTTAGCAAACTTAGCTACTGCTAATTTAGAGATGCCAAACTTTTCTGCTAATTCTGATTTCGTTAATCCTAAATTTACTGCTTCAGTAAATGAAGATTTAGTCACTTGAACTTGTGTTCTTTCTGTGTTCATTTTATTAATTAATTATTGTTTAAAATTGTAATTTCACCTTCTTCTGTAATTCTCACGTTAGGATCAGGTGCAAAATCCATAACTTCTTCTACTGTATACATACCTTGTACTTTATCAGGAGCAATTCTATTTGCACCTAATGAAAGACATCTTGCATACATCATTTGTTTAGGCATCTTCATCCAGTTTTCTTTGGTAGTCCAACCTGCTTTTACAGCATCAGACCAATAAAAAGATGCTTTTTCTACAATACTACCACGGTAGAATTCAATAGTAGTGACTCTATCTTTGATGTCATTACCATCTTTATCTTTACCTTTAACTACTAGGTCAAAGTCTTGGATGGTTTTATATCCTATTCCGTTAGACCATAATAAACCACCTAGTGCTTTTGCTGATAAAGACAACCTACCTTGGATACTGTAGATTTGATGAAAAGCTTGCATAGGTTTTAAACCTAAATCCTTACCAAATTGTGCAATGGTAAAAGCTTGTTCAATAGTTTTAATGTTTGATGGAAGACTTTTACTGTCAATTAAGATTTGTAATTGTTCCATTTCTGATTTAGGCATTTCCCTAATCTCGGTTTTCTGTATTTCTGTCATATTATTGATATTTAGTATAATCGATTGTATCTGCAGTAGGTAATTCCTCAAAGTAATTAGCTGCACCGTTAAAAAACATTCCTATGTAATAGTTTACTAAACCATTATCTCTATCTTTAAGAATTTTTAAACTACGGTACTTGTTACCTAATTTCTTTATATCATAACCTCTATGTCTTCCAATATTGTATCTTTCAGGAGCAAATACACCTAAGATTAAATTACATTCCCTTTGGGTTTCCTTGTTATTAGCTAAACCATCTAATGATGGCTCTAATTTTTCATCTATAGACTGACCCTGAAAATATTCTAATTTTTCTTTTGATGCTTCTTGCTGTTGAATGTTAATTGTCACACAATTGTATTTCTTCGTAAAGCCTTTAAGACAAAACTGCTTACTGTATCTACCCATAGCCTCATGTAGTGTCTCACCTTTCTCAGGGGTAAGCAGACTAATATGATCCGTAATAACAAATACCCAAAGATTAGGATCGTTATATACATATTTCTTAGATACCTTTTCTGCATGTTCTGTTTCAAATTCTTCATGACCAACTGCTGGATTTTTAAAGAATGTATCTACGTATTTGTAAATACCGTAAGGATTAAAGATGTAATCTACAACTTCAATGTATTTCTGCATATCTTCTATTACGTCTTTACACTCTTCGACCTTCTCTAAAACATCATCTGTTAAATGAAATTCACCTAACGATTTCAACTGATTGGGAGATAAAGATACGGAATATTTTTCATATAGCAAAGTAGAAATGGTACCCAACCAGAAATTTTCTACACTTTCTTCTAGTGCAAAATAAAATATCTTGGCTCTTATTTCAGGTTTATTTTTAACGAATTCATACACAGATGTTACCGATAAAAACTTAGCTAATTTAGTTTTACCGACACCTGATGATGCTGTTATAATACTCTGAGTACCTTTTTCCCATCCTGGAAATACTTTAGAAAATCTTTTAAAAGGATATAGAATACTGGTTACTTTACCTTCTTCTTTTAATCTCTTGTTTAGTTTTAACTTTTCTAATATTTCGTTAAACGTCTCTGCCATTTGAATATCCCTCCTCCATCATTTTAAATATTGAATCAATAACACCTTTAGTTAGAAACTTTTCTAGTTTCATATTACATAAACCTCTTTCTTTAGCAAATACAATTGCTTCTTTCATTTTATCATGTTGTTGTATAGAGTTTCTAATTAACTTACTATACACATCAGATAACTTTTCAAGGTCACCACTTTTGCTAAATACTACACTGCCGTTAACATTAAAAGTATCAGGATATAACTCTAATATTTCTTGAAATGCTTCGTCAGTTGCTACAAACATTATGTCTGAAAACTTAGTTGTTAAAATTAAATCATCTACGGCATAACCGTAAAGGTTCTGATTATCAATAGTATACGTCTTAGGAAAAGCCATGACGTAATCATTTTTAACTAAATCTTCAATCTCCTTTTGATTCCAGCCAGTACCTTTGGCTTGCCACTTGTAAAGACACGTTGCTTCTGAGTAACTTACTTTACCTGATTTAGATTTGATCATCTTCTCAGTATAAAGCAAATACAATAAAAGAAACTGATTAGTCGATAACTTGTTCTTGATTAAGAACTCTGTGTAATCTGTTACGTTTGTTAGTATATTCATATATGCTCTCCTATTAAGCATATTACACAGATACTAATCGTCTTCTAGGCCGTCAAGTAAGGTATTTTCCCAATACTCCTCATCTAAGGTAGTGCTTGGGTCTTCAGCATCACATTCATTTTGTTCTAGGCACAAACTAAAATCTGTGCAAAATTCACATCTTTTCATTATTATATCTATTTAGCAATTCGTAATCGTCAGCAAAATCCTGAACGTCTTGTATAGTCCCAAAGATAATACAATCCATTGCTTGTTTCAAGTCAATTTTATCTACTTTTCCGTAGACTTCCTCATACTTTTCTTGTAACTGACTCATTTCCAATTGTTCATATTCTGGATTTGCTAATAAAAAAATTGTAAGATTAAACAATAACTCTCTCATACCATATTACTTTATGTGATTCAATATAATCTACTAATTTGTTGTACATAATTAATTCTTGGCCGTATAATGTCATATTCTTATGATGCAATGCAGTTGTATGGTCTCTATGAAATCCAAATAATCTATGATAAACTGATTTACAAGTAAATCCTAATTTAATTTGTACATATTTAACAAGATAACCACGTGCTCTTACTAAATCATTTTGTCTACCTGCTTTTGGATTCAAAAGTTTACTTTTAGGAAACTTTGATAACTCAGATAATTTATCTAAAACCTCATCAAGATATATTACTTTTTTTTCTTGAGTATTTAAATATTCTTCTATTACATTAGTAAGATTGACACCTTTTGTTTTAAGGTGCCAATCATTAAATCGTTTTAATTCCTCTGTCATGATTTATAATTTGATAAATTTGATCTATTGATTTTAAATAATACACATTAGATTGACCTTTTAAAGAATTTTTTAACCATCTTTCATCCTGAGTATCAGGTACATATAGTTCTATCATATATGCTGTTTTTCCTGGCACATATCTACAGATTCTACCAAGAACCTGATTTGCTCTTAAAGATTTACTAGTTCTAGACCATGTTATACCTAATTCTAAACCAGGTAAATCAAAGCCTTCCTCTAAACCTTTAGCTGATGAAATACATTCTACTTTAGTTCTTCCATCACGGAGCTTTTTTAGATTTTCTTTAGCTTGAGTCTTAGTCATATCTGAATGGTATTCAACACAGATATCTCCAAGCTCTTCTGCTATTTTATCTGCTCCTTTAATAGATTGACCAAATAAAATAGTTTTCATACCTAAAGTTTTAGTGATTTCAATAGCTGCATCAATTTTAGATTCAATATGATATAAAAAATGCTTTCTATTTCTCATATTTCTATTCCAATTAAATACAGCTGCATTGATTCTTTCTTTTGGCCAATTAAGTTTAGTAGCTAATCTATCTCTTTCAGACATATCAGTTACACACTTCATTGCTAATCCAAAATCAAATTCAAATGTTGCAAAATGTTTATTAAATTCACTATGCATCTTGTCGTACCTTTGTTTATCTTCATCAGATAATTCTATAGGTACACATAAAACCTTGTACTTACTAATCCAACCATTATCCATAGCTTCTTTAGCTGTAATTCTACCAGCTGAAACTATATTTTTTGTTGTTAAAAATGCTTTATGATTTACATCTAATGTTGCTGAAAGTCCTACAAACCAATTAAACTTAGTCCTATCTATGACTGTTTTAAATGTAGTAGAAGATTCATTAGCATAATGATGCAGCTCATCACATATTAACAATCCACATTCATGTTTACTTTTAACATATGTGTTTACAATGTAAACCTCAACGTTATTTAATTTGTTTAAAGCAATATGACCTTTCTTACCTAACCATGAATCTCTCAAGGTTGTAGTCGGTACAACTACGTTAATAACTTTATCAGGATGTCTTTTATTACATTCTTGTATAAATAAAATTGCTAATCGTGTTTTACCGAAACCTGTGATTAATTCATAATAAACTTTAAGTCCTAGTTTTATGCCTTCATTAAATAATTGTTGTTGTTTTAAACTTCTACTACTATTTAAATCTATCATGTTAATACTATTGTTATTTGATTTTCTTTGTCTACAACATTTATCATCCCAGAATCTTTAACTTCAACTACAAATTTTTTAGATCTTATAAGTCTAGACAATATAATATAATCATAATTCATTAAGCCACGAAAAGCACCATCACTATCTATACTAACGCTAAAAAAGTTTGATAATTTAACATGCACTTCAGGATTTTCAAAATAGTCTAAGAGTTTTGTAAATGTTTCTTCGTTAATTTTACTCATTTTCTAAAAAATTCTTTTAATCGTTCTATTAAACTTAATTGTACAATAATGAACTTCTTGTTTCTGTATCTTACTACTGGTTCCTTAGAAATTTTAAAACTGCATATTCTACAAGTACATATTTTACCTTTCCAAGCAGCAATTTTATATTTCATATTGTCTTTACGAAACATAAATAATGGCCAATTAGTTCTACAATTATGGCATCTCATTATTTTCCGTGAAAATTCTTATGCATTAATGAAGCTTGAACACCTTCCTGATTCATGTATTTACTTCCTTCTTTTAAATGATATGGTTCATTAACATTGCCTTCTACTCTAGCAAATTCAACTTGACATATCTTCATATTAGGGTAAATTACAATCGGTTGTGTAGCTACTAATTCTAAAACTAAACTTCCTTCAAATCCTGGGTCAATAAATCCAGCTGTTACATGTATAAATAAACCAAGTCTACCTAATGATGATTTACCTTCTACTTTAGCACGGATATTACCTTTAACTCCAATTCTCTCATTACAAGCATAAAGATATACTTTACCTGGTGATAAGATAAATCCAGTTTCAGGAATATTCATTTCGTTTGTAGGATTCTCTTTTTTAACATCTAACTTGTGACTTACATAAGTTTTCATTGTAGGTGCTAATGTTAAATCTACTGATACAGGATTTAAATACTTGGAATCAAATGGAGATATAATAATATTTCCATTGTTCATTTCTTCCATAATTTTACTGTCTGATAATATCATGTTTATTCTCTTAATTTTTTAATTTGCTCTTCAAAAGCATCTGCAATGGATTCTTCATGATATCCTAATGCTCTAATTAAATCGGATATTTTTTCAACTAATTCTGAAGTTTGTACTTCATCATTTATTGTTAATGCATGTTCAAGACCATAAGCCTTTATTTTAATTTTAATTTTTCCCATTGTCACCTCCGTATGTTTCGTTATAGTATTGTTCTGCATTTAGGTTATCAAACAATGGTGGTAATTCTCCGTGCTTAAATGCTTCCATAATTTGCTCCTTCTCCATTTCTTTGGCTTGATTTTGTAAATGGTCAAGATTAGTATAAGTCAATGGTTTATTTCCATCAAAATAACCCTGCTTAAACATTTGTTCAACT